ATTCTCTTAGGTATGCGACAAGTCCATTGTCGATGAGAAGGGGGAACAGTGCATAATGTGTAAATTTTGCGATGAATTAGCTTCTTGGAAAGAATGCCATGATAATCCAGAATACAAGAAGAATAAATATATATACGGCTGTATGTTGTACATATACATGAAAGACCGAAAAGGGAGCATTACTTCCAGACCGTTTGACCTTAATTATTGTCCGATGTGTGGAAAAAAGATAGCGACAGGTGACTAAAATGTTAGATAGGTACTTTTCAGATAAAATAAATAAATTCTTAAGCATCGGTTTAAAAATATATGGATCATCTGACATTAACGAAATCTTAAAAGTTGTAGAATATGAAGACATTATTGTGCGAGATACTTCTGTAAGATGGATGGATTTTAAAAGGTAGATTAAATGGGACTTATAACAACACTAAAAAGGTGGTTTAATATGATTTTCAAAAAACAAGCCGAAGAGGATTTTAATATCCAGGCAGCAGAATTCCCAGAAATGGAATCGTTAATTAATAAATGTGCGAACATATATCGAGGCGTTCCATACTGGCTAGATGATAAGAATAATATTAAGACGATTAATTTCGCTAAATCTGTCTGCTCAGAAACAGCTCGGCTCGCAACACTGGCAATCGGCATTCAGATTGATGGTTCCGCAAGAGCTACATGGCTACAGGAGCAGATTGATAAAGTGTATTTCCAAATACGTCACTGGGTAGAATATGGCTGTGCTTATGGAACAGTTTTTATTAAACCAAACGGTGAGAACCTTGACGTATTTACTCCGGCAGATGTGATGATTGTAGATTATGACAATCAGGAAATAAATGGGATTATATTCAAGGACTATTATACCGTTGGACGGAAATACTACACACGGCTTGAATATCATCGTTTTGTCGAGACTACAATAGATGGCGTGACAACCTATCCGTATTATGTTTCCAACAGAGCCTATGTATCAAAATCCCCGCAGTCAATCGGCGATAAGATTGACCTTAAACAGACCAAGTGGGCTGACCTCATAGCAGACACGCCGCCGATTCTTAAGGCGAACGGAGAGAAGTTGAATGGACCTCTGTACGGAGTGCTGCGGACTCCACAGGCGAACAATGTGGATATCAGTACGCCACTTGGCTTACCGATATTTGCAGAAGCAATTGAAGAGTTGAAAGACCTGGACATTGCATACAGCCGTAATGCAAAAGAAATCCTTGATTCTAAGAGAACCGTTCTGGCTGATGATAGAATACTCATGCCGAGTGGATCACCAGTAGCAGCTATGACACCGCAGGCCATGGAACACAGATGCAAAGAAATGAGCTTGCCGGATTATGTGAAAAATGTATTCGGACAGGATGAAAAAGAGTTTTATCAAGAAATCAATCCGATTTTAAACACTGATACCCGCATAAGCGGGATAAATGCCCTTTTAAGCCAGTTAGGGTACAAGATTGGGTTCTCTAACGGATACTTTGTTTTTAACGAATCTAGCGGAATTCAGACGGCTACTGGAGTAGAAGCAGAACAGCAGAGGACAGTCCAGTTTATCAAAGACGTGAGGGACAAACTGGAATCCTGTCTGGACGAAGTAATTTACGCGCTGAACGTTTACGCTGACCTGTACGGACTTGCACCTGTCGGAGCTTATGAAGTCAATTATGATTTCGGAGACATCCTCTATGTTAGAGAAAACGACCGTGCAAGGTGGTGGCAGTATGTAACTACTGGCAAGGTTCCGGCATGGTTGTATTTTGTAAAGTTTGAAGGAATGACTGAGGAAGAAGCGAAAGCAATGGTCAAAGAAGCCGAGCCAAAGGAACCAACACTATTCGGAGAGGAGTAAAAAGATGGCAGACAAGCCGGTAACAAGGGAAAAAAATACCTCGCATATCTGACAGGCGAAATTCCAAAGCCAATTACAAGAGAGTTTTAGTGAATTAAGTAAAAAAAGCGGAGAGGATTAAAACTCCTCTCCGCTTTGCAATAACATTATTAACAGCCAGAATCTTCTCGCTTGGATACAGCAAATGTCCTTACTGTATTTACGCCAGGGACATTGCCATCATCAATGCACTTAGCCATGTGAAGCATAGATATAATTTGTGATGAAGACGGATGTTCTTTACCACAGTTTGGGCAAATTACCTTTTCCGTGTTAATTTGCTCGTTTACGTAATAGTTGCAATTACAAGTGCAATAAATTTTCAGTTTTAAAAACATTTTGCGACACCTCCTTAATAGGTTGATTGTAGCATATTTTTAAAACATGTACCACAACATTTATCGAAAGAGGTGATATATTATACTTAGTCCTGAATATTTACGACAAATTACAGAGGGCAGTGAACAAATTGCTGAAGAATTGCACCAGTATATCATCTCTGAGATCGTATCACGGATGATGGCAAGAATCGGCAGGGGCGAGGACTATATTCTGACCAATGCTGATGCGTGGAGAATCAGAACGTTACAGGAATCCGGTGAACTGTTAGAAGACATTCTGGCAGAACTATCCAGATACACCAAACGTGAGCAACAGGAGCTTCTTGAAGCGTTTGAAGATGCCGGAATCACTGCAATGGAGTATGATGATAAGGTATATAAGGCGGCAGGATTAAGTCCTGTGCCGCTTGAACAGTCACCAACAATGATAAGACTCATGGAACGAAATATGCTTGCGACCATGGGCGAGTGGAAGAACTTCACACGGACAACCGCAAGTGCCGCTCAGAGGCTCTATATCGAACAATGTGACCTTGCATATAATCATGTGATGACTGGGGCAGTTGGGTATACGCAAGCAATTAAAGAGGCAGTTAACAACGTTGTGAGTGATGGTGTTACCGTCACATATCCATCTGGTAGAAAAGACACGATTGAAACAGCGGTTGCACGTTCTGTCAGAACTGGTGTGGCACAGGCTACGGGAGATATATCTCTAAAGCGCATGGAAGAAATGGATTGGGACTTGATTCTTGTCAGTGCACACATAGGAGCCAGAACAGGTGACAGCGGCGAGAATCCCGGAAACCATTCATGGTGGCAAGGCAAGATATACTCTCGTTCTGGCAAGAGTAAAAAATTTCCACCGTTCTCATTGACCGGATATGGGACAGCAAGCGGACTGTCCGGCGTCAACTGTCGGCATAGTTTCGGGGCAAGTGATGGAGAATTTAATCCCTATGCAGAACTATCAGCACAGGATAAAGCTGATAAAGGCAAGCAGTACGAAAAAGAACAGCGGCAACGTGCTTACGAGCGAAGAATCCGAAAAACAAAGCGTGAAGTCCTTGGACTGCAAGCAGGAGTCGACAATGCGCCGAATGAAAAGGCAAAATTCGCCCTCCAACAAGACCTTGACCGAAAGTCTTATCTTTTACAGAAACAAAATGCTGCATATAAAGATTATTGCAAACGGAATGGCCTGAGGGAACTACAAGACCGACTTATGATCGCTAAGTGGAACCGCCAGAACGCCGCTAAAGCCAGAGGAGCGGCAAGACGATATAAGACAGCAAAGGGGATTGACTGATGGATAGATGGGAATATTTCAATCCGAATCCTGTTAAGGATAAGAGAACAGGAGATTGCGTTGTCCGGGCAATATGCAAAGCAACCGGGTTCGACTGGGAAACGGTATTCACCGGATTAATGATACAGGCGTGCACTCTGTCAGATATGCCAAGTGCAAATTATGTCTGGGGAGCGTACCTCTATAAGCGTGGATACAGACGCAAACTGATTGAACAATCAGAACGATATATCTATACAGTCAACGACTTTTGTGCAGATCATCCGACCGGCACGTACATTCTCTGCATAGATGGCCATGTTGTGACGGCACAAGACGGCAAATATTTCGATACATGGGATAGCGGTAATGAAATCCCGGTATATTACTGGGAAAAGGAGAATAAATGAGCATATCAGAATTTATACAGATTTTCCTCTCTATCTGCGGAGGAGTGTCCATTGTCGGAGGGGCGGCAGCCGTAATCTTTAAGTGGATTACACCAGCATTCCGACTTAATAAGCGAGTAGAAACACTGGAAGAACACGACAAGCGTGACTTTGAGAGTCTTCAGAGGATTGCAGAGCGAGATTCATTAATTCTGGAAGTGTTATCAACCATGCTGGACAGCCAGATTAGTGGGAATAATGTAGAAGAATTAAAAAAAACAAAACAGAAGCTTACAAATTATCTTGCACAGAATCAGCGTTAATTGCATTAATAAGGGGTATGCTCATGAAATTATATGTGTTCACTAAGAAAGATGACAGCATGGGGAGATACAGCTCAAGTGACGGCAGAATGATGCCAGATTACGACCGAGGCAATTCTTATGCCAGACGTGGTGAACATTATGTCAGAGGGCATTACAGCCGCTCTGATGGGCGAGACTCTTACGATGACTATATGACACAGAAGCAGAGCTATCGCTCCGGGAAGTCTGAAGACTGCAAAAGAAAAATGCTTGCTGCACTGGAAGAACACATGGATGAGCTTACCACGGAATTGAGCGATATATCCAAGGACGCAGAATGTCGAGAAGAACGTGATCTTGTTAAAAGATACGTCGAAAAACTTAGAAGTATGCTTTGATTCTTACAAATGTGGGGACAACTTTTTTAAAAGAATATGATACTATAGTCTTACAAGGCATGGTGAACCTTGTAGGACTTGCTGATTAGAAGTTTTTGCTTTCTTTTTCGTTTCATGTCCTCCTTTCTTTGTGAATATGTCCTTAATAGAAACAGATTTGAGCGGAATCTGGAGGTTGAAAAGCGGGTGCAATTTCCGACATATTCATTAGTCAGCTTGACTGACTGGTAACACCTCCTTATAAATGAATCAACATTTCCGTGAAAGTCGGATAGTGGTAAGCATAACACGTTAAACACCTTGCTAACCCGGGAATCCGGGTTATGTGGAATGTACGCTAGTGGAAAACTGACAGAGTCGCGCTCTGGTCTCCGGTTCGATTCCGGGCGTTCCGCTTTGATTCGGTTAAAATTATGCTGTTTGCTTGCAGGCAGTCTATGATTTGGCTGAATTTATCTCATGAGAAAAGGTTATTGCTTATCCTGCTATCTGGTGTCCGGACCGAAAAGCATAATGGAATGTAGCTCAGCTGGAAAGAGCGGAGAGCGCATAGCTCTTGACGTCGCAGGTTCGAATCCTGCCATTCCGATTATAGGTTTATCCTTATCCTGTGGACTGGAATTTAATCCAAATAGTCCCGAAAAGGTGTCTTCTGGGAAAGCGGCAACGATTGGCGGTGTTGCGGCGGTCTGTAAAACCGTTCCCTCGTGGTAAACATTATAGGTTCAATTCCTATCTTTCCCATTACCTTGCCAGTGGTCTAACTGGCTTAATCCATTTACCTGCGGCGGCAGGTCAATAAACACGACCAGGAGGATATATATGCAGAAACTTATTGACACACTTAAATCATTTGGAATTGAAATCCCGGAGGACAAACAGGCAGATGTGAAGAAAGCACTCTCTGAGCATTACAAAAATGCGAAAGAAGTAGCAAAAACTCTGTTGAAAGTCGAGGGTGAACGAGATGACTGGAAAGTACGTGCTGAGACAGCGGAAGAAACCCTGAAAGGTTTTGACGGTATCGACCCGGCAAATATCCAGACTGAGCTTGCTGGATGGAAGAAAAAAGCCGAGGATGCAGAAAAAGAATTCAACGCAAAGATCTATGACCGTGATTTCTCAGATGCACTCAAAGCAGCACTTGATGATGTTAAATTTTCCAGTGAGGCTGCAAAAAGGTCAGTCATGGCAGACATCAAAGAAGCTGGATTAAAGCTGAAATATGGTAAGATACTTGGACTGAATGATCTGATTGAGCAGATGAAACAGACTGAC